AGCGGAGATGAGATCTGCATACGAGACTCAATACTCGGAGAAGCTGGCCGAAGCGATGCGTACACCATGGGAGCGCCTGCACGAAGTTCTCTTGGGTATGTCCAAGAAGTTGGAAGACTCAGGTGACGGGAAGAAGCGTTATCACGACTCATTGATTAGCAACCCATTGGAGTTGTGTGAGTTGTTGACGAAGCTGAACGTGACTAACGACCCCAAGTTAGAGGATGCACGTAGGCAAGTAGAACTAGCCATGCTCGGAGCTGACATTGAAGAGGTCAAAGAGGATGCGTTGGTTCGTGAGAATCTAAAGTCCAAGGTCGATGCGATCTTGGGTAAGTTCGAGTGGTAATAACATTTGTTAGGAGTAATGGACATGAGTATGAATACATTGAGTTTGAGTAACGTAGTTGTAGGTGAAGACTTGCAGAAGACTATGGACAAGGAAGGGTTAAAGTTGTCGGGCGTGTATGCGATGCTTGACCCTGTGATTAGCCGACTGGCTTCATTGAATCCACTGTGGACTTTCGTTATCAATAGCAGTACGCATAGTATGGGCAGTAGCCGAGTGGCATCGGGCTTTATGGTTAAGCTAGATGGTGAAGAGCTAGGGTCTATTGGCTTGTCGTATATGGGTCAACGCGGGAAGGTTATCGCTATCTGCAACGATCGTATTGGTAAGGGCAGACAACGATCGGACTCATATCGCACTGTGGATGCAGACAAAGCTATCCTCATGGCGAAGAAGATGTTCGGCAAGATGAACCCCTCCGAGCGTATCAGTAAGGCTAAGGATGCGGCAGAACGTGTAGTGACTCGAGCGAGCTGGAACAAAGAGCGTGAGCGTACTCAACACCAAGCCAATGTCAAGAATGAGATGTTGGTATGGGCTGAGACTAAGGGTCATGCTTTGTTCTTGGAATACCTAAAAGCAGAAGCAATACCCTCACTCAGACACAAGGTTACTACCTCTATGGAGAAGGTAGAGTTACTCGATACTGAGATGAAGACTATCGAGCGAGTGCAAGAAGACTTTACTAAGAATAAGACTGCGCTAGTAGTCAAAGACTTGGGTAAGTACCTAGTAAAAATAGGTGACAACGTAGAGCTATACGATGATAATACGCTCCCTTTGGATATGCGTATGAAGATGGGTATGCTTAAACTTGTGGAAGATGAGCAGTATCTCACCGATGTAGGTTGCAAGGTGACGAGTGAGATATTTGTTTTGTTGGTCGATGAGCTAACAAATGTTAGCAAAGGAGTATGAGATGAAGGAAGAGATTAAATATAGTTCAAAGGCTATACCCCTACGGGGGTGTAATCACCCCAAGTTCAAGTGGATAGATGCGGCACACACCGACATACGTAGAACATTCCGTAAGGCACGCTTGCTTATCCGTATCACCAAGGGAGCAGCGTATGAAAGCCGTACTTGAGTTCACGTATCCACAAGATGAAAGCAAGCTCAAGCACGCGCTCAAAGGTGAGGACTATTACCTAGCGTTGATTGAGGTAGACCGAGTGTTCAACATAGGCGGGCATCCCGAACAAATGTTAGACAGGATTGCAGATTTAGTTCAGAAAGGATTAGAAGAATGAGTATTAAAAGATGGATTAGAAATTGGTTGAACAGTGATGGCATTGCGTTGGGTAGGACTGAAACTAACTTAGTAGAAGACTCACACGAACATGGCGCACAAATTTATATCAACGAAGCAATCAATGGGAGAGTGTTGACCATACGCACACACAGACCAAACAATGCTCAATACGCAAACAACTGGACTAGCGAGTTGTATGTACTCAAAGATGGCGAGTCGTTGACCGAAGCATTGACGATGTTGTTAACGCTGAAAGGAATCGACAAGTGAATGGGTTTGTAAACCGACAACTTCAACTTGGAAGTAAGCAACCCATACACAAGTTTAAGCTATGCAACAAATGCGAAGAGCTGAAGCCCCCCGAGGGGGGAGTCGAATTGTCCCCACACAGATGGTCATGTGCTAGATGTTGGGCTAACAGAGTAATTGCAAGGAACTTATTAAATGCCAAGACCTAAACCGCCTGAGAAACTAATAGGTAGACAGGTACGAATGTCGGACAGACATTGGTTAATACTGCAACAGCTAGGTGGTGCGCAATGGCTACGTGAGCTATTGGATAAGAAAGCACCGATGCCTAAGAAATATTACGAAGGGTTATTAAATGACAACAGGAATTGAATATCTAAAACCGGAACAACAAAAGAAAGGGCGGGGGCTTGGTAAGAAACCCGCACTATTCTGTACGAGCTTGCGTCTACCAAAGGATGTGATGGATTACTTCAACACAAACTATGCGTATACAAAGCAAGCCAAGATGAGAGAAGTTCTTACCGAGTACGTTAACAACCAAACAGGAAATAAATCATGATCGAATTAGCAACAACAACAGAGCAACCTAAGATGACCAAGTCAGCACAAATCCGTAACTACGTTGCGAAACACCCAAAGGCTAAGTCATCAGACGTAGCCAAGGCGATAGGCGTAACCACTGCGTATGTAGCCACAGTAATGTGGACTGCGAAGAAGAAAGCCAAGGTAGCGAAGAAGGCGAAGCTTACATTACCCAAACCCGATTGGAAGCAGATGGGTTTGTTTAGCTCGGATAAATCCATAGCCCAACAAATCAAAATGTTTGAGCCTAAGCCCGACCCGGTCAACAACCCTGCTCATTACACAGTAGGTGGAATCGAGACGATCGACTTCATTGAAGCGAAGAAGCTCGGGTACAACCTTGGCAATGTGATTAAGTATCTGACTCGTGCCGACCACAAAGGCAACAAGTTGGAAGACTTGCGTAAAGCGCAATGGTATCTGACACGTGAGATCAATTCACTCAAGTGACACCTAACATTTGTTAGGGAAACTACTAGCCACCTTCGGGTGGCTTTTTTACGTCTGTACTATTGACAAAGTAAAAAGTTATGATACTATCAAGACTTGAAAATCTTTTTGGAGTATCAGATGAGCGAACGAATAGACAACGCACTTGCCCTTGCTGACAAGTGTTGGTCAAAGGCAAACAGAGTAAGCCCCGAGTTTGTCGAGCGTTACTTAGAGCTAGCCGAAGAGTTGCTAGTATCTAAACCAGTTGTTCTTGGCGATGAGTTCCGAGAGTACTGCGGCAAGAAACTTTTATTCCGACCCAAAGAACTACACCCTAACGTATGGGTATCAGGCGTACGCACTCTGAGTACGCTCGGATGGATTGCCCACAATGGTTACACGACACCGACCAAGTCGCACAACCACATGCCTTCGGTCTCAGTATGGAAGAGCATGATCTATGGCAACGACACCTGAAGCAAAAGTTAAAGCCAAGATCAAGGCAATCCTCAAATCATATAGAGCCTACTACGCTATGCCTATCGGTACTGGATACGGCAACAGTGGCGTCCCTGACTTTTTAGTTTGCCTCAATGGAGAGTTCTTGGCGATCGAAGCCAAGGCGGGCAGGGGCGTGCCGACTGCGTTACAAGAAAAAAACATGCGTGAGATCAAAGAAGCAGGGGGCAGGGTTTTGGTCATCAACGAAGAGAGCCTTGAGTTAAACATACTTGAGCACGTACTGGACAACATGCAATGCCTATAAGCCGACAACAACTAGTCAACCAATTACTACCCGCGCTAGATAAGTTATTCGGACAAACGTATGCAGAGCTTAATCGTACCGAGTACCACATGAAAAGAAGGTACGGCAGATGCACCATATACCGATGGGACTTTGTTCAAGGCAAGCGAACAAGCACAACCCTAGCCAAAGGCATAGACCTAGAGTTAGCTGAAGGCATGATGAAGTTATTGAAAGAACCGAAATGAACATATTAACAATAGACTTCGAGACTTTTTATTCTCGTGAGTTCAGCCTAACAAAAGTTACCACAGAGGAATACATTCGTAGCCCCGAGTTCGAAACTATTGGCGTAGCCGTACAGATCAACGATGGTGAGCCCGAATGGTTTAGCGGGGATGCGGAGAGCATGCACCAGTTCCTCACCCGATACGATTGGGCTAACAGTTTGGCGCTTGCGCACAACGCCCCGTTCGATGGCGCAATTTTGAAGTGGGTCTACGGACTCAGCCCCAAAGGTTGGCTTGATACTTTATCTATGGGCAGAGCCTTGCATGGCACTAACGTAGGCGGTAGCTTGAAAGTGCTGTCAAACTATTACGGCCTTGGCGAGAAAGGCATAGAGGTAGAAAACGCATTAGGTCTGCGGCGTCAGGACTTCAGCCCCGCACAGTTAGAGCGTTATGGCGACTACTGTAAGAATGACGTCACGCTTACGTGGGAATTGTTTAACGCAATGTCTGCTGGCTTCCCCGCCATTGAGTTGCGCCTGATTGATTTGACTGTGCGCATGTTCACCGACCCTGTGTTGCAGTTAGATAGAGAGCTTATCAAAGACCATTTGCTTAGTGAGAAGCAACGTAAGGAAGACCTACTCGAGAACTTCGACAAAGAAGATTTGATGAGCAACGTAAAGTTTGCCATTATCTTGGAAGGTTATGGCGTAGTACCACCGATGAAAGTCAGCCCCGCAACAGGCAAGCAGACCTATGCGTTTTCTAAAACAGACGAAGAGTTCAAGGCTTTGCTTGAGCATCCAAACCCACAGGTTCAAACTTTAGTGGCAGCAAGATTGGGCACTAAGTCTACGATAGAAGAGACAAGGACAGCTAGGTTTCTTGGTATTGCCGAGCGTGGCTCATTGCCTGTACCGCTACGCTACTATGCGGCACACACGGGTCGGTGGGGCGGTGACGATAAATTAAATCTGCAGAACTTACAACGCAACTCACCTCTGAAGCATGCAATCATCCCCCCGGACGGATACATGATGATTGATTCAGACTCATCACAAATTGAAGCCCGTACGCTCGCATGGCTTGCGGAACAGGACGACTTAGTTGACGCATTTGATCGGGGTGAAGATGTATACAAAATCATGGCAACGGCTATTTATGGCAAGAAAATTTCGGAGATTACAAAGGACGAAAGGTTTGTTGGCAAGACCACTATCCTTGGGTGCGGGTACGGGATGGGCGCGGCAAAATTCCAAGCGCAACTTAAGAACTTCAATGTCACGATCGAATTGGATGAAGCGAAACGGATTATTGACACATATCGAACTACGTATCCAAAGATTACTGAGTTATGGAAGTCTGCGGCGTCAGCCCTCAAAGCCATACTTCAGAATCAGCAGACAACGTTGGGCCGAGGCGGTATTCTGAAGATTGAGGGTAGTGATGGAATCCTACTGCCTAATACCTTGTACCTACGCTACCCCAACCTACGCCTAATAGGGAATGACGAAGGGAAGTCTGAGCTGGTGTACGACACCAAGAAGGGCAAGGCAGTTATACCGACACGTATCTACGGCGGTAAGGTAATTGAGAACGTGTGCCAAGCGTTAGCCCGTATCGTGATCGGTGAGCAGATGCTCATGGTTGCAAAGAAGTACCGAGTCGTGATGACTGTGCATGACGCCATCGCCTGTATCGTGCCGACTGCGCAAGTTGATACAGCCAAGGAGTACGTTGAGATGTGCATGCGTACACGACCATCATGGGGCATGGAGCTACCACTTAACTGCGAAGCGGGAGCAGGAGCAAGTTATGGAGAATGTTAATTCTGTATGGCCTTTCCCGCCATTCCCGAATCCAAAAGATACGGGAACTAAACAACCCAAGTTCAACCCTGATAACCATGAGGATGCACCTGTATGACACTAATAGACAGAGGATGTTGGGAGCGAGGATGCGCTTGCCACGATGACAGAGACAAGTTTGATACTGTCGAAGTTGTACTGCGCAACGACGTGTTGGAGAAACCTGTGGGGAGATTCGCCAAGTTTACGGATGGCATTTGGCGTGAAGTAACTGATGGGTCTGCGGGAGTGTCCCTTTACACAACACCACCATTGCGTAACGACGTACTGGAAGAAGTAGCCAAGGAGTTTGACAGCATGAAAGCTTTTGGTGATACGTCAGCATCGTTTGCGGCATACGTACGGGGTTTGAAGCGATGATTAAATACAACGGCTACGACGAAGCGATCATTGGGCCCGCAAGCATTTGGCGTGACAGTACGCAAGTATCCGTATTGGTTTACGACGCGGAGAAGATACGAGAAGTTCTGATGCGAGACGGCATGGATGCCGAGGAAGCTCGGGAGTTTATTGAGTTCAACATTGAAGGCGGCTATATAGGGATTGAAACCCCTGTACTAGTTTGGCCTAACGATATATGGGATGAAGAATGAATCAAATTAAAGCAATCGAAACTACGTACAAGGGCTACCGCTTTCGCTCAAGGTTGGAAGCACGATGGGCTGTGTTCTTTGACACCTTGGATATACCTTGGAAGTACGAGAACGAAGGGTACGAAAAGGAAGTTGATACTGTCGACGGGGTCAGAATCATGCGGTACTTACCCGACTTCTTTTTACCCTGCCGTTGGGGTGGGGGTATGTTTGTAGAAGTAAAAGGTGACAAAGATGCCCTGAAGAAAAATTGGGATGACAACGCATTGATGCACGACTGGGACGGCATACTACCTAACTTTCATGACTCAGTAGGCAAGAGTAACGCAGGGTTGCTTTTGCTTTCCGAAGTACCCGAGGCTTCACAACATAAAATTTACTTTCATCCGGTGCTTCAGCACGACAAAGGTTTAGTTAAGAGCTATGCGTTTTTTGGTGGGGATGGGCTATCTGTTGTACAAAGGTCGTCGCTATCAGACATGTTGAATGTTAGTCCTGTGTATGGTTTAGACTCATCAGGGGCTGATTGGGACATCGACACCAAACACGCACCATCAGACAGGCATTACCCGCATGTGGTGAAAGCTTACGCCGCCGCACGTGGTGCTAGGTTTGAGCATGGCGAAGGTCAAGCGCAAGCAAAGCCTATTGCAGTACAACCAAGATACGTGCCCGGGCCGTATCTGTAACAGAAAGAAATTATGAGTATCGTTTGGTCATTCAGTAGCCTGAAAACATTTCAACAGTGCCCTAAGAAGTACTATCACACCAAGATTGCAAAGGACGTTGTTGAACCCGACACACAGGCAACACTGTATGGAAAGACAGCTCATACTGTGGCAGAGGAGTATATTCGTGATGGAGTGCCGATCCCTGAACAGTTTGCGTATATGCAAGCTACCCTAGATGTTTTAAAAGACATCCCCGGAGAGAAATTATGCGAAGTAAAACTTGGGTTGACGAAGAATTTAGAGTCGTGCGACTTCGATGCTCCGAATGTATGGTGGCATGGGGTAGCGGATTTGGTGATTATCAATCGGACTACGGGAACGGCACACTCCATAGACTACAAGACGAGCAAGAGTGCGAGATATGCGGACGTGAAGCAACTCGATCTTGTCGCTTGTGGATTATTCGCCAAGTTTCCGGAAATTCAGAGGGTGAAGTCAGCGCTCTTGTTTGTAGTGAGCAAGGAATTCGTGAGGGCTATTCACCATTCAGAGATGATGCCAAAGTACATAGAACCCGCCGCCCGAGACGTAGCAAGAATTGAGGCGGCATTAGAAAACGGGGTATGGAATCCCGTCCAAGGCCCACTGTGCAAGTTCTGCTCAGTGCGGGAATGTGAGTACAACAGGAACTAAACCATGACACAACAAATGCCAAATGATGAAGTAGACACCGCCCTGATTCTTGAGGGCGAGCTTAAGCGCAGGGTAGCCGAGGTGGTTGAGAAAGTAGTAGTTAACATGGTGGGTAAAATTATTCACCAAGAGCTGAATAAATACAAAGCCGAGATGCTTATGGAAGTGTGTATTGCAGTTGGCAAAACCATGCAAGTGATCGAAAATGAGGGGCGTGCGCCACTTTGGGAAGCAAAACCTGAAGACTTTGGGTTAACGCACGAAGAACTTAACCGCTCATCAATGAGGAACTTAGAAGAGGAATCTGACTATGCCATACGTTAACAAACCCCGCCCCTATAAAAAAGAATATCAGCAGCAGATTGCTCGTGGTGAAAGCCCAGATCGTTTAGAGCGTCAGCGTGCTAGAGAAGGTATAGATAAAAAGAATGCAGACAAAAACAAAGATGGACGTGCTGACGTCCGCGAAGGCAAAGATGTTGCTCACATCAAGGCACTATCTAAAGGTGGCACAAATGGAAACGGAGTCAAACTCCAAACCCCATCAGCCAATCGCTCGTTCAAACGTGGCTCAAACCACAAAGTCGTATCAGAAGTAAGCACTAAGGAACGTAAGAAAAAATGAACCTATCAGAGTATACGTGGCCTCGTCCCCCGGGGTTCACGCCGTTCGATCATCAGAAGACAACAGCAGAGTTCCTTACAACAAACCGCAAGGCGTTCTGCTTCAATGAGCAAGGTACAGGTAAGACAGCATCAGTAATTTGGGCAGTCGACTACCTGATGACCATTGGATTAGTGAAGCGTGTATTAGTGATCTGCCCTTTGTCGATCATGAAGTCGGCTTGGCAGAATGACTTGTTTAAGTTTGCCATTCACCGTACCGTGTCAGTCGCTTATGGAGCCGCACGTAAGCGCAAGGATATTGTGAGTCTTGGCGCTGAGTTCGTCATCATCAACTTCGATGGCGTTGGCATCGTCAAGAAAGAAATTATGGCGGGTGGGTTTGACCTCATCGTAGTAGACGAAGCGTCAGCCTATAAGAATGTGCAGACCGAGCGTTGGAAAGACTTGCGTGATCTAACAAAAGTTATCAAGGGTCTGTGGATGTTGACGGGTACGCCCGCCGCACAGTCGCCTGTGGATGCTTACGGATTGGCAAAGCTTGTGAACCCCAAGGGCGTGTCACCTTTCTTTGGTCAGTTCCGAGACACAGTAATGATGAAGCTTACTATGTACAAGTGGATACCCAAGCCAACTGCACAGCTTATCGTTCACAAAGCACTTCAACCCGCTATTCGGTTTGAGAAAGCCGACTGCCTCGACTTGCCGCCCGTTACGTTTGTTGAACGAGATGCACCATTAACACCGCAGCAGATTAAGTTCTACAACATACTGAAGAAGCAGATGCTCATTGAGGCTGCTGGAGAAGAAGTATCTGCCGTTAACGCTGCCGTACAAATTAACAAACTTCTGCAAATAGCTGGAGGTGCGGTGTATACGGATACGAATGAAATCATTGAGTTCGATGTAAGCAGTAGGCTCAACGTGGTGCAAGAGGTGATCGAAGAGTCAAGCCACAAGGTGCTTGTGTTCGTTCCGTTTACGCACACCATTCAGTTGCTTGAGAAGCACTTGCAGAAACACAACATTACATGCGACGTGATTAACGGCTCGGTTCCTGTAAACAAACGCTCAGATATTGTCAAGCAATTTCAAGAGCAACCTGAACCAAAAGTATTAATCATTCAACCAAAGGCGGCATCACACGGGTTAACTCTAACTGCCGCCAACACAATTGTTTGGTATGCTCCATGCACAAGTGTTGAAACGTACTTGCAAGCCAACGCACGTATCGACCGCCCCGGGCAAGTTAATAACATGACAGTCGTACACATTACGGGTAGCCCCATCGAGGCTAAGATGTACACGATGCTTCAGGGCAACATTAACAACCACCAAAAAGTAATTGATCTATACAAGCAAGAAATTTCTTCGGAAACTCTTGACAATGTAAAAAGTTAGAGTACACTTGTATTTGTGTGGCAGTGGTGGGTAACGGGTTAGCGCCGTTACGGAATTGCTTTCGATGTTTTGAAACACACTGCTTCATGTGAACTGCTACTGCCGCACACCCAACGATTAGGAGAATCAGATGGACGAAGAAGTCAAGGATAGAGTCACCCCCATGGATTTGGACAAGTTGACCACAATCTATATCAAGATCAGAGACAAGCGTGCCGACAACAAGCGCATGTTTGAAGCTGAAGACAACGATCTCAAAGAGCAAGCGGAAGTGTTAGAGGCACAAATGCTTGATATATGTAAAGAGATGAATGCTGATAGCATTCGCACCCCACACGGCACAATCATTCGCTCGGTAAAGTCACGGTACTGGACGAACGATTGGGATTCAATGTACGACTTCATAGAGGAGCATGGTGCATTTGGCCTGTTAGAGAAAAGACTTCATCAAACAAACATGAAGGAGTTTTTATCTGAGAATCCCACAGTTCTTCCACTTGGCCTCAATGTGGAAAATGCTTATACCGTGGTTGTTAGACGTTCTAAGGAAAAATGAAATGAGTAATCTTACTATTCTCAACCAAGACCTCCCCGACTTCCTGCAAAGTGCAGGTGTTAGCGAGCTTACAAAACAACTCGCCGGTAAGTCTGGCGTTAAGCGCATCGTGCCTAAAAACGGAATCTTCCGTAAGACGGTCGGTGGTGAAGAGATGGGCAAGATCAAGGGCAACCTGAACGCCATCATCGTTAATGCGTCCCCTGCCGTGGGTCGTATCTTCTATGCAAAAGCATGGAGTCCCGATGCTGAGCCGACTGCGCCCGACTGCTTCTCTAATGATGGTCGTACGCCTGATGATGGTTCAGCAAACAAACAAGCTGAGCGTTGCGATAACTGCACCCAAAACACCAAGGGTTCAGGTATGGGCAACTCA